TTATCTATTTTTTATGAAGGAAAATGGTCTTTTTTTCTATTGTCTAGTAGTGCTTTAAGGCGCGAAACAGAGTTTTATAAATATTATATAATGAGCACTCCTTTTGGCATTTTAGAGAAAACAGAAACAAATCCTAGAAATACTATAAAAAGAGGATCCGCTGGGGATTATTTAGTGATTGATTATAATAATGTTCTTGGTGTTATGAACAAAGAAACATATCAAGCTTTGTACAATGAGCCAAGACCAAGCCCGCAAGTTACAGGGGATATAAGCTATAGGGAGCTGAATAATCAAGATTTTTACGCCGAAAACGTCAGAAACCAGCCTCGCTGATCTATAATACCACACTATGCTGGACCCTACACTTCTTGATGATTTTACCTGGGATAACTATAAAGATATCTCAGACGCCTTGGTAAAGTTCGATGGTTCTAATATTGATGATGAGATGCAACGACAAGCATCCCTGTATTCTTACTACCACGGACTTATGATCGCGGCCAAGAAGATGGTCAACGATCTTGATGCTGATCTGACTAGGCTTTCTGCCAAACTCAGGTCAGGGTATAAAATGTCTTCTACTACAAAGCTCACCGCTAAGGATCTTGATGATCTTGTACTAGCTGATGATTCCTTTGTAGTAGCCCAGAAAGAAGTAAACGAAGCTACTTTCAAATACGAACTACTCAAGGGTCTAGTCAAGGCGCTTGAGCAGAAAAAGGACATGCTACAACAAGTGTCCGCTAACAAACGAGAAGAAATCAAACTTTACAAATAACTAAGGAGAACTACTAATGGCTATTGATCTAGACGCTCTACGCAAAAAGCACGAACAACTAAACAACCCTGGCGGTAACGCTAACAACAACGCGGACTTCCTAGAGAAGTTCTACCAAATCAAGGAGGGATCCAGCGCGGTTCGTATTCTTCCCTGGAAAGAGGAGGATCGTGAATTCTATGCTGAAACCAAGATTCACCGTGTTCCTGGTCCTGATGGTAATGTAAAAAACTATCACTGCCGTAAGGTTCACGGAGAGCCCTGCCCTCTTTGTGATCTTTATTATGCGCTTTGGAAGACTGGTAGTAAGGCAGACGAAGACCTTGCTCGCCAGATCAAGCCACGCGCTCGTTACTACATGAACATTCTTGATCGGGATACTGGTGATGTAAAGATTCTGTCTGTTGGAATCATCCTGTTCAAGAAGATTGTCGCTGCGATCCTCGATGAGGACTTTGGTGACATTACTAATCCTGAAACAGGCCACGACTTCAAGATCGTAAAAGAAATGGACGGTCAATGGCCCAAGTATGATCAGTCTGCTCCTCGTCCTAAGAGTTCCCCTCTTGGATCTAACAAAGAGGTTGCCGAGTACATGGAGTCTCTTCACGAAATCCACGATCTCGTCAAGCTCGAAGAGTATGAGGATGTAAAGCAGGCGGTGAACAATCTTACTGGTATTCCAGTTGTTCAGGACGACAAAGATTCGGATGACGATGATTCCGACTATCTAAGTAAACTAAAAAGCTGATATGAATAAATTCGCACTATATTTTCTGTTTCCCTTTCTATTTCTAGTAGGTGCTTGTAGCACTCTTGGAGATGTCTTTGGAGAAGGCACCGTAGTTACCACTTCTGAGCAAGTTCGTGAAGGAGAGGAGTACGCTATAATCCCAACCGAAGATCTTCCAGAAGAGGTTCGCTCTGCTCTACCAGAAGGACAAGAGGTAGTTGTTACTGATCGTGAATCACTAAAAGAGGAAGCTACTTATGTTCCTGCTGATGGTGTAGTCACGGAGCAAGGACTCGAAGGTCTGATCCAGGCAGCGTTCGGTGTTGGATCTGCTTTCCTACCAGGGCTCGCAGCCTGGGAAGGTCTAGCTCTCTTCTTGAGCAAGCGTAAACGCAAGCACTACGCAAAAGCTGTCAAGGCTGCTGTCCCCACCGATAAGAACATTGATCTAGGTGAGTCAGTTAGAAGTGTTGCTGCCGCGCTTGGTTTTGTTCACTCGTCTCCTGAATCAGAAGAGGCTTTTGAGCACGGACCAGCTACAACTACTCCTGGAATGATCACAGAAGAAACACCAACTAGCAATCGGTAATAATAAATAGATGACTATAATAGAGAGACACCTTTTGGGTGTCTCTCTTCTTATTTACTATGGGCGATAAACTAAAAATACTATGTGTTCCTGCTAACGAGGGCGGGTGTAGCTTCTATCGGATTATTGATCCTTATAAAAAACTACAACAGCTATACCCTGATGAAGTAGATATCCGCTTCAATAAAAACCCTCTTGGTATGGATGAGAAGACGGGTCAGTGGATTCCTAATTGGGACTTTGCTGATATGAAGTGGGCGGATATCGTCTTCACTCAAAACCTATCTAACTTTGGAGGAAACTATACTGCTCGCATTGTCGGTAAGGCTAAGGAGTTTGGTAAGTTCGTCCACTATGATACCGATGATCTTCTAACTAATATTTATGAAGGCCACAGACTGTATCATGTATATAAGGAGAAAGGTCTTGAGGAGATTACTAAGTTTATTTATAATAACTCAGATCTAGTTACTGTAACTCAGCGTAAGTTTGCTGAGAGAGTAAAACCTTATATCGGTAAAGGCGCTCTTGCTATTGTAAAGAACGCTATTGATTATAATCTCCCATGCTGGAATATGCCTAAGCGCCCAGCCCCCAAGAAGAACTACACTCGATTTGGATGGGCAGGAGGTATTCACCACGAACAGGATGTTAGATATTTCTCTGGTGTCCCTCACCTAGTAAATCAAAGAGTTGGAAGAGAAAACTGTAGATGGGATTTCTATGGGCACCCGCCTCCACAGACGCCTAAAGACGATTGGCAGGTGGATGTGTGGCGCAAGTATAGAGGCATTATACTTTCGGGATTCAAGGGAGCTAGGAACTGGAATATTCATTACGCTCTGCCTGCTGATCGTTATGGGGTGTTCTACTCTGACATGGATGTGGCTCTGGCTCCTCTTGAAATAAATGAGTTCAATGACTCCAAGAGTGAGATCAAAGTAGCTGAATGTGGTAGATATAAAGTGCCTCTAGTAGCTACTGATTGTGGAGCCTATGATGAATGGATTATTGATGGAGAAACTGGATTCCTGATCGACCCAGAGAAGGGGAAGTCTGAATGGGTTCGCGTTCTAAGTAAGTGTGTTAAAGATCCTGGCCTTGTAAAGCGCATGGGCGAGAATCTACACGCACAAACAGAAGAGAACTTTGATCTTAATAAGGTAGTCAAGTATCGTCTTGATCTTTATAGAGAGGTTATGAGTATCAATGTCCAAGGTTAAGATAGTAAGTGGTTGGTCGAATCCTGGCGGCAGCACCGTACATCACATCGGTCTAACTAATTTGCTAAATGAGAATGGATTTGATTGCACCTTCTATGGACCCCATGAGTGGCACATAGATAAGTGTAAATCTGGTTATATTAGTGGGTGTAGACTGAATGAAGATGATGTTCTTATCAGTCACTTCATACAGGTTCCAATCACAAATATAAAGAAACATATACTAAGTTGTCATGAAACTAATCTTTTTCCACTTAAAGATATGCCTCTTGATAACTATGATTTAATTCATTTTGTTAGTAACTATCAAAAAGAGTGGCATGGGGTAGACCACCCTAACGTAGTAATCCCAGGTGTCATTGATGATATAAACTGGAGTAGCCCTAACAACAAAACTGCTGGAGTTATTGGAAGTATAGATGAGCATAAACAAACTCATGTTTCAGTACAGAGAGCTTTTGATGATGGGTATGAAAAGGTTCTTCTTTTTGGACAAATAAATGATAAGCCTTACTTTGATAAAGAAATAGCTCCTATGCTACTCACAAAGAATGTTAGTATCATGAATTACTGTGAGAACAAGGAGGAGATGTACGGTAGTGTAGAAGCAGTATATCATTCATCAAAAAGGGAGTGTCTTCCTATGGTTCAGGGGGAATGTATGAAGGCTGGTATACCTTACTTCGGTTTGGAGTGTAATATGCGTAATCGTGAGGATTATGAATTTGATGATAAGGAGATACTAAGAAAATGGGAAGCAATCCTAAACTCA